TTCAAATGTTTCTCTTTTCATGCCGCTTATTCGGCGAAATTTTGCATTCGGGTAGGATTTCATATTTTCGTATTTCATTCTTTTATTATATCAGATTTTTTGTTTTCTCAAGAGGTCTATTGCATAAATCAAACTTTGCTTTTGTTATTGAGTAATTATGATACATAGAAAATAGTTTCTAATTAATATGGCGGGCTTGCCGGTTTACATGTGTTTGCTTTTGATTTTTAATGTGTTTTGTATGGATTAAGCAGAGCTTTTAGTCTATGTTTAACGTGCCTTTAATTGCTATTTAATAAAATCAAAACCGTCCACAACGGACGGCTTTTTTATGATAATCTCATGCCATTCTTCTCGGCGGCTTACAGTTATTGAGTTACTCTGCTTTGCATACCACATGAGAGGGGGAATCGTTTGGCAATATTCCATCTAAGCATACAAGTCATAAGCAGAGGCAAAGGCCGCTCGGCGGTTGCGGCTGCCGCTTATCGTGCAGGGAACGTATCACAAATGAATATGATAATTACACCCACGATTACACAAGAAAGAAAGGCATCGTTGATGCACAAATATTCCTGCCGCATCATGCCCTTGCTAAATATTTTGACCGTACTGCTCTATGGAACGCAGTAGAAAAAACTGAGAGCAACAGCAATTCACAGCTTGCCCGTGAGATAGAGTTATCCCTGCCTGTAGAGTTGAGTATGAAGCAAAATATTTCACTTGTCCATGAATATGTAAAAAAGCATTTCGTAGCCCACGGCATGATGCTGATGTATGTGTCCACGACACAGGCAAGGGCAGCCCACACGCCCACATCATGCTTACCATGCGCCCCCCCCTTGAACAAAACGGCACATGGGGAGCAAAATCACGCAAGGAATATATACTTGACTATCACGGCGAACGCATCAGACTACCAAGTAAAATATCCAAAAGCGGCAATGAAATACTTGGCGTATGGAAATCCCGCAAGGTCTACACCGTAGACTGGAACGACAAAACCAATGCCGCAACATGGCGGTATGCTTGTAATGCTTCACTCATAATCGGCACCTCCAATTTTGCAATCTTCTCTAAATCTTCCTCTGTCTTTGCGTTAAAAAATGTTAGACATAACTCCTTGCCGCAATCTGCAGTTTCAAGAGGCGGCAGTTTGTCTAACTCGAAAAAGTGTAAACAGAATTTATCAGATAGAGATGTGTGGCAGTTGACTTCCAACGCTCAAAACTCTGAATGAAATTCTGTTGTGTCCTTGAATTGGTTAAATCCTAAAATGCTGATGACTATAGTCTTTGGCAATTCTAAAAAATTATCACCCTCTTTGCTAGCTTGTGAAAATTCTTTAGCCCAAATGAATAGACTCCGTTCGGGATAATTGCCCTCATTCTCAACTTGAATTTCCAAATCTACCCTCTGTTCGTTTACCATCATGTTAATATCAAGTCTACAAAACTTGTCGCTTATGGTTTCGGGTGGCATTTCGGGTTTTGTAATATTAAACTGCTCTATATCATCATATTTTATGCCAAGTAATTCTGCCACAAGCCTTTTTAAGAGGTCGGGATATTTGACAAATAGCATTTTGAATAAGAGGTCGTTTTTAACGGTGTCAAGGGGGTCAACTCCTCTATAGCTAATTGTAGCATACCCTAACGTTGTTTTTAATATTGAGATTTTGGGAGTCTTATTATTTTTGGGGTCTGCTGTGCGGCAGTTTGCTTATTGGGTTTTCACTACATACTATTCAATGAGAAACAAGTTATATAAGGGCTTTTGTCCACCCCAACTTTTTTTGTATTACTAAAAGTTATGGCGTGTAGATTTTCTTTATCTATAATCATCGGGCTATACTTCGCAATCCGATTTATGCCAGAGCTGATTTAGAAATGTACGATTTTTTCAAATCGCAAGGTGCAGTTATAGAGAATGATCCGGCTGAGTTTTCAGGCATTAATGGCTGTTATTTGTATCAAGGCCGCGATGTTGACGAAAAGAAATATGTAAGCCTGAAAAATCAGATACTTGTGCTTGCGCCTCATGAAGGTCTTGCGTCCAGCGAAACATGGCTTGCTTGCTCAAAAAGCTAATGAATAATATGGTTATCGGCGGTTCTCGCAAGGCTAAGAATACATGGCTGGTTGCAAAAGTCAAATGCGGTTTATGTGATGCCGCTCTTGTGACCATAAAAGGCGGTGAGAAAGTGTATTTACGTTGTAGAAAGCGTAGCGACAGCCGAAGCTGTGAAGGCGCCGGTACGCTTAGGGCTGAAGGGGTTGAGCAGTCCATTTACGAAGAAATGATTAACAAAATGGCTGAGTTTCAAACTCTCACAGGCGGCTACCTACAAAAAGCCAGCCCTAAACTTACTGCATTCAATGTTGAACTGGTTCAAGTTGAAGCTGAGATTGAAAAACTGTTAAATACTTTATCAGGTGCGAATCCGGCTTTGTTGTCCTACGCTAATGGTAAAATTGCGGAACTTGACACAAGGTGGCAGAGCTTAATGAAGTCCATAGCCGACATGAGTAATCAAGCCATATCGCCTAAACACATGAAGTGTATTTCTAATTACCTTGATAATTGGGGTAACGCTAACTTCGACGATAGGCGGCTTGTGGCTGATGTTCTTCTTGCTAAAATCCGTGTTACAAGCGAAACCGTCCAGATTACTTGGAAAATCTGAACGGCTTGCAAAACAGTACGTTATTTCGTTACTTGTTGTCATTGTACAACAATGTAGTTATTTTACTATAAAAGCCGCCTTAAATAGGCGGCTCGTTGCGTTACCACATTTTTATTGTAAAAGGCCGTGCTAATAAAAGCATTTACTTAGGTTATCCGACGAGAGGGGTCAGGAAAACCATGCTTTTATGTAATAGGCGGTTTGCGTTTATTTGCAAGTGGAGGAAAAATGTGGTACGCATTTTAGTATATGCTTAAACTGCTATTGATATGCAATTTATACTGAATGAAGGTTCTAAAACACCGCGGTAACAGAATGGCCAAGAAATTCATACTATGAGAAATATACAAGGCTTTTAGTTGACGTGAGGGGTTAGCTGAAAGCTGTTTCAGGCTGGTTTGCTTATTTGGAGGTGTTTTTTTGGGGGAATATCATATTGCCGGAGGGCGGCGCCTTTCGGGACATCTTAGTGTTTACGGAGGGAAGAATGCAATTTTACCTATGCTGGCAGCAGTGGTGCTGAATAAAGATATCAGCGTACTTCATAACTGCCCAAGGATTTCAGATACTTTTATGGTTATCAATATACTAAAGGCCCTGGGTGCAGATGTTAAAATGGAAGGTGAGCAAATAACAGTTGACTCATCTAAGGCAGATAATTACTCGGTGCCGGAAGAATATGTGAGGGAAATGCGTTCGTCAATAATATTTCTTGGCTCTGTACTTGGAAGGTTTGGTCAGGTAAAAATATCTTACCCGGGTGGGTGTGAGCTTGGGGCAAGGCCTATTGATTTGCATCTTAAAGGCATACGGCAGCTGGGTGCGGATATAACAGAAGAGGGTGGCTTTATAATAGCTAAAGCAAAAAAACTTACAGGCGCGCGGATAGATTTGGACTTTCCGTCGGTTGGAGCAACCGAAAATATTATGCTGGCAGCAGTGCTTGCAGAAGGCCAGACAATAATTTCAAATGCTGCAAGAGAGCCTGAGATAGTAGATTTGCAAAACTTTCTATGTGCAATGGGGGCAAAAGTGTCAGGAGCGGGTACGGACACAGTAGTAATAGATGGGGTTCGAAGGCTGCATGATGTAGAGTATACAGTTATGCCGGACCGCATAGTAGCCGGAACCTATCTTTGCGCTGCCGCTATAACCGGAGGGGAACTGCTTCTTACAAATGTTATGCCGGATCATATGTACCCCATAACTTCAAAACTTACAGAAACAGGCTGCGCGATAAAGGCCGAAGGCTCACAAATATATTTGAAGGCACCTGAGAGGCTTAAACGGGTTGAGAGACTGAGAACCTTGGCACATCCCGGCTTACTTAATTGTAATAAAGGATAGTAAATTATAAAAAATAATAAAGGTCAAAAGTACCTTTGTATTTGTCAAGAACTATTTTGTCAATTACTGCTTTAATTGCGTTGCTTTTTTGTTCTATTGTCTGCTCTGTAAAGAATAAGATATCAATCAGATTTTTTGCTGACTGCTTTAGCTGTATTATTTTTTCATCATTTACATTAGTATCTAAAAGCGCGTTTATTTGCTCTAAAACTGCTTTTTCATCTTTAATACATTTTTCTTTGTTTTCCTTATATTCTTCTAAAGTATCAACTCCGCTTGAGTATGCTGCTTTGTGGCGCTCTAATTTAGCTTGAATCTTTTTCAAAGAAGCATTAAGTGTATCTAGTTGGTCATTTTCTTTTCTTTTTGTAAAATGCGCATATACTGCTAAGTTTTTATCTTCCACCACCATTTCAAGAGCCTGCTTAACGGCAGATTCCAGCTTTCTAATTCCAAGGCAGTTCATATATTTACAGCAGCCGTTTGTATTACTGCAACAGCGGTAGAAAGCGTTGCTTCTGCGGTCAATAATATGGTGCATCTTTCCGCCGCAGTAGGCGCATCTCATCATGCCTGACAGCCAATGTTTGTAAGTTGAGGCAGGCCTTGTTTTTGATTTAGGTTTTTTTTCTATTATGGACTGAACTTCTCCCCACATTTCCATGTCTACTATAGGCTCATGTTCGCCTTTGTAAACTTCTCCGTCATATCTTAAATTGCCTATATAAACAGGGTTATGTAATATGCGCTTTACATCTCGTGCATACCACCCGTAGGCGTTGCGTTTGGCGGCTCTCATATCGTTTAACTTAACAGCTACGCCATACCAAGATTGGGCTTCTACGAAAAGCGAAAAAAGCAGCCTAATTGTCTTAGCCTCTTCCGGTATAGGTATAAGTTTGCCGTTTTCCTTTGTATACCCAAAGGGCGGCGGAGTTTGAAACTTGCCCTGTCTGGCTTTATCTACCATGCCGCGCTTAACGGCCTTTGATAGTTTGCGGGAGTGCATTTCATTTAATGCGCCAAGCATTGCATCAGTTATTAAGGCGCTGTCATCGTCAAGGGTTGGCTCTGTAATCGATACAAGAGCAACTCCATTGCGCTTTAACATAGACTTATATACGATAGATTCTTCTAAGTTACGGGCAAATCTGGAAGAATCATATACCAGAACTGTGTCAAATAAATCTTTGCCGCTGTTTTCTACCATGCGCATAAATGCCGGGCGCTTTTCAGCCACACGGCCTGACAGGCCCTCATCTATGTAAGAATCGGTTATTTTGTAACCGTTCTTGGCGGCGTACTCACGCAAAACGCGCTCTTGTGAGGCTATGGAGTTTTCTTGTTTGTCAGTTGACATTCGCATGTATAAGACTGCTTGGCGCATGGTAAGGGCCTCCTGAAAAGTGGTTCTAAATTAACTAAAGCCTATTAACCTACATACAATAAAGGCTTGGGTATATCAAAGCCGTTTTCTTTTGCAGTTTCCATCCATAATTCAAATGCGGTTTTTATTTCTTTTGCTGCGTCTTCCGGGGTGCTGCCGTGGGCTATGCAACCTTCCAGTTCGGGAATGCTTGCCACATAAATATTATCGCTTTTGTCATATTGAATTAATATTGTGTATTCTAACATTTTAACACTCCTTACAAGCCATACTTATTTATCATTGCTCTAAGCTGCCTAATTTGATATGCCTTTGCTTTGCCACTGTCCTTTTGTATATTCAAAGATTTTTTGATTGTCTTGTTGCAATAAATTTCATGTGAGCCATTTTGCCGCTGAAATTCAAAACCTAAATCAATAATAAGATTTTGTAAATCGCTATATTTTATATTATTGTCTGCTTTTCCGCTTATTACTGCCTCGTATACTTTTTTGTTCATAGATTTCTCCTGAATATATATTATTATACACACGTTTTTATGAAAATGCATTATAAATGCTATAGATTGTTATTCTATAGCAGAACTTTAATTTTGTAAATATTTTGTCAGATTTTCTTTAGCTTTGTTGTACGCGCTTTGTTTTTATGGTATTATTCAGTTGTTGTCGTTCCCCATACTGGCATCAGGAAGGGGGTGTTACGTAGTGGTTCGCGATTTTTTGGTTTCTGTCGTGGCGGGTGTAGTGATTTATTACATATGCAAGTGGTTAGGCAGAAATGACAATGACAACTAGCCCAAAAGAAAACCCGGAGGATGACAGCCTCCGGGTTTTCACTGTGTACATAATGATTCGCGATTTTGTTTCTGTTAGCATTATAGCAAATACGCAGAGCTGTGTCAAGCAACTTGACAATATAGCATAAATTTGTTAAAATCAGCATATAAATAAAAGAGAGAGTGTTGCTAACACTCTCTCAGGTACAGTCGCCAAGGGCGGTGGGTTCACTTTTTAATTCTTATAGAGTAAAGAAATAATCGGTTCACCTTGCGACGGGGAGGCCGATTTTTTTGTGCCTATGCACTTTTATCCTCAAGTAAATCATAAAATACATCTTCAGGTATAACGGCTAAATCGTAACCTTCTAATATGTACTGTTCAGCTTTTTTATGCTTTGCGCTTTTTCCATCTTTTATAGCGCTACAGTAGTCATTATTGCCTAGTATCAAATAATTGGTCTTTTTAGTTACTCCATCTCCACAAATCCCGCCATAATCAACAACAATTTGCATTGCTTCTTTACGCGGCATTTTATCTAATTTACCAGTAAATACACATACTTTATTATATAAAAGATGGCTTTTGTCAAAGTCAGTCTTTTCAGTGGTTATGTCAATTGCTTTAAAACTGTTTTTGTTGCGAAGATTGAAAAGCGAAGCTGTATCAAGCTTGTTTTCAGTTATATAACTTTTAATATATTTATAAAGTTCATTTATAAGAGTACAATCAGCAGTGGCTCTATGTTCCACCAGAGCATTAAATTTAAATTCACTGACAAGCCCCATTAAGCTATAACTTTCAAGGTTCGAAAATACTCTTCTGCTAATTCTCAAAGTATCAATGAAATCATTTGAGATTATAGGTAGCCCGCAAGCAATACAGTTATCATATATGAAGTTTATATCAAAACTTACGTTATGGCCTAAAAGGATACTATCACCAATAAAATTTAAAAAATCAGGTAATGCAGTTTTTATACAGGGCATGTCAGATGTCATTTCAGCTGTTATCCCCGTGAGGCTGGTTATAAAACCGCTAATTTTACGCGACGGCTTAACTAAAGTGCTAAATGCCTCAATAATATCACCATTTGAAACTTTTAAAGCTCCCAACTCTATAATATCATCATATCGTGGTGAAAAGCCCGTTGTTTCTATGTCTATAACGATATAACTGTCTAAAAGTTCAAGCTTACTTTCGCCTTTTCCGTTTCTAAGGTTGTTTTTCATCTTTGCTCCTTGTATGGGCTTGGATTCGTAAATTCGTTTTAGTGGTTTTTCATTTATATCTAAAAACTCATTGGCAAATCTGGTGTTTTCATCTACCTCATCTAAGTATTTTTCGGCTTCTTTTAAAGTATAACTGAAAATTTTTTGCACTTCTGAAACAGATACTTCACCTATTTCTTGTATTCTAAGCATAAAGTCCATTTTTAAAACTTCTGTAGGATTTTCAGCATAAAATTTAGCATTTTCATCTTCCTTGATTTTCTTCAAAACGACAGGATCAATCTCATATGGATAATCTGGATATAACGACTTACTTTCTTGTGCTTCTGACTTTTCCATTTTTCCCTCAACTTTTGTAGGACTATCAGAAAGAATGATGCCTGAGTCTTTTTCAAGACTTTCAAAACCCATCAGCTCCTTAAACAACATCCCTGTTGCAATACAATCATCTAAAGCTCTATGTGCCACGGGTCTATAAATATCAAAATGAACGAGCAGAGTATCAAGTTTGTTATTAGATACTTGCCCTTTTAGCCTATTTCGCGCAATTATCAATGTATCGAAAAATTTTCTTTTGGGTTTATACTCAAATAAATTTATTTTATTAGCAAACAAAAACCTAAGATCAAAAGGTAAATTGTGGGCAACAATTGTCTTTTCCTTGCTTAAAAAATCTAAAAAAGACTTTGCAACCAAGTATAGTTGCGGTGCGGTCATTACCATATCATCGTAAATACCGTTTATTTCTGTTATTTTCTTAGGTATGTTTCTGCTTGGTTTAATCAAAGTAGCCATATATTCAATGGGTTTAAAATCTACAAATCTAACAGCCGCAATCTCAATAATTTCATGTTTTTCTTGGTCTAATCCTGTAGTTTCAACATCTATAACAATAAAATTATGATTTTTTAAGTTTTTTTCTGGCTCTTTATAAACGGTTGAACTGTTATACTCAGGCATTAAAACAGTCGGTTGTTTTTCAAGCAGAAGTTTTCGCTGTGTAGCCCTAATACCTATTAAATCCATATCTATTTCCGGTTTAATTTCAATCATTTTAGAACGGTCTTCTTGCTGTTGTTGGATTTTTTGCCATCTGCGCTCTTCTGCATATAGAAGTTTTTTATAGTAAGCTTCATCAAATTTAGGACTAATTGTTTTCAGTTGTTCGTATGTCAATAATACTTTTCGTGGTTTTGAACCATCTTCAGAACCAATAATCCCAATAGACTCTAACTGGTTGATTAATCCTCTGGCTCGGTTATATCCTATTTTGAATTCTCGTTGAAGCATAGATACCGAAGCTTTTTCGGCTTCAATTACAAAATCAACCGCTTCTGGTAGCAATGGGTCAACATCTTCTGGAAAAGATATTAAATCCCTTGATGTTTCTTTTACTTGTTTACTATGCTCTTGCAAGCGTTGCTCTTCATCATTACGCTGTTTAAGTTCGCGCAATTGCGTTTGTCTAATTTTACTTAATTCTTCTTCATGTTCGCGCTGGTAAATAATATTTTGTTGATTATTAGCAACTATTTTCATCAATATAAAAAAGCCAACCAAAAACAAGATAAACACTAATAATTGCATAAATAAAACCGCCTTTCATCTTTTGTTTACTAACAATTTTTATCCACATATTTAACTAACGTTGAATGTTATTCTTTTTGTTTAACTATACGAAGCTCATATAGGTTAAGGTCAGAGTTGTAGATGAGGCGGCCAACCGGTGAGGTTGGCAGGGTAGTGCAGTGGCCGTTAATGATATAAAGTGTATGTTTTTGTCTTTTTGTTTATAGCAGTTTACGACAACTTTGTTTTAGCGTCAGGCTTCCCTGGCGCTTGGGGTTCTTGGTTCATGTAGTATATGTAATCATTTATTGCTCTGGAAAAGTCAACGGCCATGTTTTTGCTTGTATCTCTGCTTTTGTAGATTTCAAGCATTTTTTGTAATTGTTCAGTTTTAGGTGTGTCGGTTGTAAAGTCGTACTCGTTCCACATACTTAATACTTCGGGGGTAACTCCCACTGCTTGAAGGTTTTTCGCTTCTCTTTGATAAGTGTCGGTTTTAAAGAAATACTTAACTAGTTTTTCAAGTTGTTTTAAGGAGTCTCTGGCTTTTTCGTTCATGGGTGTATTCTCCTTTTCATTTGTAGTTTGTTGTATCTCTTTTCCGGTTAGTAAGTAATCTGTTGATACGCTAAAGTAATTAGCGATTTTTATGATTGCATCTGTACTTGGCTTAGCTTTGCCTTTTTCCCAATCGGAAACGATTCCATGATTTAACCCTATTTCCATAGCAAGTTGACGACCATTAACACTCCTCTCACTCATTAAAGCTTTAATTCTTTCAATCAAAAAGCCACCTCCTAAAATTATTCAGGAAAATTCCGAAATAAATATTGACTTATCGGAAATTTCCGATTATACTACTAACTAGAGTAAGCCAACACCCACGAAACTTGCTTAGGGCATTGGCTTAAATAGCTATAGTTATTTTATTACATGAAGCGACAAAAAGCAATACTGCTGTAAACTTTATATCAAGAAAGGGGTGATTAAATGTTTGGTGAAAGAGTAGGAGAGCTGACTAGCATGGAGACCGATTTTTCGCTTACGGAGTATTATTTTGGGAACCCTTCACCCTGTTGGGCGGAGGCAAAGCTATCATTACCTTACCGCGATTGGTTGAGATTATCAAATTCAAAGATTTTTTGTGAAGTGATGGATTGTGGTGAACAGGCATCAAAAAGTACAAATTACCACTCCTTGCCCCAAGAGAAGAAAGTTCAATTGGAAAGCCCAATGAATGTACTTTTATCAATTCTTTATTTATGTATTCTGTTTTTAGCACTGAAGGCTGTAACTCTGCGCTGTAAATAAGCTCATCATACGCACCTATAAGTTGAATTTTAATTATACTTACCGGCAGCCGTGAATGGTTTTCCAGCACTGTATAAAACCAAACGTTATTGCCGTAAAAATCAAAATGTTCAATAGACAGCTTTAGATTGAGCTTCTCATTCAAAAGCCTTTGAATGAATGTAAAAGCAGATAATAAGAACCCTACAACAGCAACAGTGTTATAAAAATCTTGCCAAGTGAGAGTTATCACAACAACCACCTTCATTTAAATAGAAAAAGCAAACAAGCCCAAAGGGCTTTTATGTGAAATTGAAGCTTTAATAAGTTCGTTAGGCAACTCAAAAGCCCAATTACTTTTATAGCTATAGTTATTCTATTACATGAAATGACAAAAAGCAATACTGCTGTAAACTTTATATCAAGAAAGGGGTGATTAAATGTTTGGTGAAAGAGTAAGAGAGCTGAGAATAAAAAAAGAAATGACACAAGGAGAATTAGCAGAAATAGTTAGTGTTTCTTCGCCTATGATAACCCAGATAGAGCGCGGTACAAAGCAAGCTTCAGCTCCTATTGTTGGGGAAATAGCAACGGCCCTGGGTTGTACAACTGACTATTTGATTTATGGCAGTCATAGGGCATAAGTTTTGTCCTTTCATAATTTACAGGAGGTGAAGCTGAATGGAACATAAAGTGAAAATACAATTTGACAATGGAGAATTAGAGTTTGACGCTATTAGCTTTAAGTTTGATGTTGCAGGGGTTGAAACAGCAGTAAAAAAAGTAAACCGCCTAAGAAAACATTTGTTAAAGGCACGTGACATAATACGATCACTGGAAGATTTTTCAAACGCTATGATAACCGATGAAGATATTTCAAATACCGTAAAAGTTATAGTTAAAGTAGGCTCTATTGATGAAACTGATTAATTTTTTCAACAGCTTCATTGATAGTGGTAATAACCACTCGGGTATTCTGTTACATAAAGTGACAAAAAGCAATGCTGTTGTAAATTTCATATCAAAAAGGAGGATTTTAAAATGGAAAAAGAGAGACGTTGTTATCATGATGTTGAAGCAGAGATAATCTTACTTGGCTGTATGTTCCATGGCGAGGCTATTGTTGAAGAAGCTGTTAAGGGGTTAGAGCCAAAGGATTTTTACGGAGAGAATAATAGGATAGTTTTTATGGCTATTGAGACGCTTTTTTTTGATAGAGCACCTATTGATTTTGTTACTGTTCGGATATGCTTGGAGGAACGTGATTTGCTGGAAAAAGCTGGCGGCCGTGAGCATCTTTCGATTATAATTGCTGCCGTCGCTAGTGGAAAGCATTTTAGGCACTACATGCACCTTATTAAGAGGAATACCATTCACAGAGAACTGGAGTATTCTCGAGAAAGATTGAAAACGGAATTTGAAGCGATAAAAGAAGACAGTGAGAAAGCGAAAGATAAAAAGTCGCCGCGGGCCCTCACTATCCCATTTGAAAAACTGACCAGCCGTGAAATTGTCCTCCTAGGGTTGCTTGCATCTTGCCCCGGTCGAGTTTTCTCAAGAAATGAACTTTTAGAAAGAGTTTGGGGAAGTGACTACTCCGGTGATTTAACAACTGTAGATGTAGCTATGAGCCGGTTATGCTCGAAGTTAGGGGAAAACCCCAAATTTCCTAAATATATACTAGCAGACCATATTCCGGCTCTGAGTGGTTACTGTTTTTCAGAAGATTATAGATTGAACATGGGCATTATGGGAATTAATTAAACTATCATCAAGCAATCAAATCTTAAAGGAGTGTATGTCTTGAACCTACTGCAAAAGGCATACCAAAGACTAAACAAAGTAGAGTACAAGAACATAATTAAAGATACGCTGATACCTATTTTAGATGAGTACGACGGTGAGTACGTTACCACCCTAAAGCCCTCGTCAGTAATAATAATACAGCCGCATTTTCACGAAGGCATGTATATGGGTTTTAACATCTATGCTGACGGGGTGCTGCTGGAAAGCAGGGAAACGCTAAAGGAGGCAAAAGAGTATTTGAATGAGATTATGAGGTTTGGAAGTAGCCCTTGGAGGAATGTTGGGAGATAAACCCCCAAGAGCTGTGTAGCTTAACTGCAATAAACATATAAATGCGCGAGGTATTCTTATGACTAACAATAATATTCTTGACGAAAAAATACGGCTTAAAGTACGCATGGCAGAAAGGGGATTGCTGCAAAAAGATTTAGTTGCCGCCACAGGCATAAGCAAAACAATAGTATCTCAGGTTATTAATGGCTTAAATAAGTCACCGTGGCATAAAGCGAAGATTTATAAGTTTTTAGACCTAGAGCTACCGGAGGAGGTTTATTGATGACAACAGAAAAAGACCCCGAGCCAAATGATAACGAGGTTAGGCTTGCATCAAGAAATTATGTACCTTTATCACAGCCAGCGGAAAAAGGAGGCACCATTGATATGAATATACTAATTATACTCAACACCATATTGATACTGCTTTGTTGGGCACATACGTTGTATTTCGTAAAGCAATTAATCAAACTGCATGATAAGCACAGTTCACTAATTAATGATTTAACAAGAGAAAGACAATGCTACATCTACATAAAATAGTTTACATCAACATGGATTTGCCGTCTTCTTGCATAGTAAAATCTATGCTTGAAATAATGGCGCTAAGGGCCTGTACAAACTTAATATTTGGAGCAGTGAGTATCATACGGGCAAGGGTGTTATCAGTGCTGACTATCTCAGAAATAGCCTTTTCAATAACCGGGCGGTACCTGATTATTTCATCAAACTGCGCAAAAAGCCCGTTTCCGGTTAAGTAGTCAACGGGTACGTTGAAGTAAGCGGCGAGTTTTGAAAGGGTTTCAGAATCCGGTATTCTTTCGCCCTTTTCATAGTATTGATATGTTCGCAAAGCCAAACCGGCACTAATGGCTATATCCTTTTGCAATAGATTTCTATCGGTTTTAAGTTGTATCAATCTCTTACTTAAAGTGTTCAAAATTAGCACTCCAATAATAGTTATTGCATATTGACATGCACAATGTGGCATGTTAATATAAGGCAACATGCACAATGTGGCATGTTAATATAAGGGAGAAGAAAATCATAAATAATTTAAAACTTTATCGAAAGCAAGCGAACCTTACTCAGAGAGACTTAGCCCAAGGAGCGGAAGTTGCTCTACGCAGTTATTGCTATTTCGAATCAGGCGAAAGAATACCTGATGTTTATGCGGCAAAGCGGTTCGCAAAAATCTTGAAAACAGAAATTTCAGATATATTCCCTGATGATTTCTAGCATAAAACTGATTTTATGTCAATTCGGTTTTGATGTCAAGGGCATAGGACAATCAAAGAAAGCAATAAGGTATTACAGAGGTGATATTATGGAAAACCGCACACCGATAAAAGTAGGCAAGGACACATTTTACATAGGGTTTGCGGGGGTTGAGCGTAAAACAAGGGAAGTTATGACGCAGATAGAGCCCACACCCCGCGACCAAGGTAAGGAAGAACGTACAAGACTGTTTGCCGGGGCCTTTGGCCTCGTAAAAAAAGATGCATAGAGCCGCTCAAAGCGGCTCAGTTGGACAAGTTTGACAAGCTTTAGAAAGGGAGTGCTTATGGAAGCAAAATCTATACTGGAAATGGCACGTGGGGCCATATTAGAGCGCGTTGACTATGAAATGGAAAGCATACTTAAAAATATTTTAGACGTTAACACAGTGGCATCTAAGAAAAGAGTGTTAACAGTCCGTCTTGAAATTACGCCTGATTCAGAGCGCAAAAACCTGTCAATAAAGAGTTTTGCAAAATCAAAATTAGAGCCTACAAACCCTGTTGTGCTATCTCTTTATATTGCGCACGACGAACTAGGCCAAATGACTATAGTAGAGCTTACACCACAAATACCAGGTCAAATAGACCTTTCAGGCGAGATACAAGAAGAACCCGCAAAACTGCGGCTAATAGGAGGGGTTAAATAATATGTTGACAAAAGAAACTTTAGAAAAACTCGAAGAAATGAGCAAGCCCATAGTACATATTTCAGATGAAAATGAGTTCGTTATTAATCATGCCGGAGAAATTAATCAAATACGCGAAGAGCTTGACTTTGCGGAGACTTTCAGGCTATCAAGCCTTGATGCATTGGTACAGATGATTAAAACAGAGGCTTTCGACCTATACAACGCACCTATATACATTGAGGCTGTTAAATACGGTCAGGTTATTTGCTTTTTACAGCCTAAAGGAAGTTTGAGATATTCACGTCAAATTATTTACGATGTATTAGCAACAGATGTGCCCGGCTGGGACGTAAAAGATGCGTTGCCTTTTGAAGAGGCTTTAATAGCCGTAAGAACTCGTTTTCAGCAAAGCCCGGACACAGAATATCTGTTAAAGCTTCTTTCGGAAATATCAAACGGCGCGAAGGTTACATTTGCCGATAATGGCGTTGCAACCACTATCGTAACAAAAAAAGGCATTGACCTTCAACACTCTGAGTCCATTCGCCCTATCATTTCACTGGCTCCTTACAGAACCTTCCAAGAGATAGAACAACCGGCCAGCCAGTTCCATATCCGCATATCTGAGCGCGGAATACGCTTTATTGAGGCTGACGGAGGTATGTGGAAGCTTGCGGCCAGAAAAACCATCGTGGAGTACTTTGAAGAGCATCTTAGTGAGGCTGTTGCTGATGGGCGTGTGGTGGTGATGTTGTAAAAATACTATAAATCCACCAACTGCCGCACTGCAAACCGGCAGTTGGTGGACTAAGGGGTGATTTTAGTGAGAAAAAAAACAAGGCAATATAGCTGCTCAAAATGCGGGAAACCAATTATATTTATAAATTGCAACAGAACAAACGTTATGATGAATGCTGAATCTAAATATTACACTCCGGCTAAACCTTCAAACGGTGGAGAACCTTTTTTTATGGCTAACGGCAAGCCTGCTTTTGGTATTGTGACAGCAGGTGACGGTATTAAGGGCTATAAGCCTCATAGATGTGTTTAATTGAGAGGTGTGTTTATGAAAGACAGGAGTGAACAAATTAAACTATGTGGTAATTGCCACTGGCACCAGCATGATTTCGACTACCACGAGTGGACATGCGCCAACCGAGACAGTGAGAACTATGCAGACTTCACAGAATTTAATTATAAGTGCGAATGCTGGGATAAAAGATTATAAGATAAATGCCCGGGCCTAAGGAGGAGTATTTAAAATGCTGCGAAAAATAACGCAAGAGGAACTAGAAAATATTTTAAAATTACATAAAGAATATGTGGATACTTTTGGGGAATCCGGTACAAGAGCCGACCTTCGCGGTGCCAACCTTCGCGATGCCGACCTTCGCGGTGCCGACCTTCGCGGTGCCGACCTTCGCGATGCCGACCTTCGCGATGCCGACCTTAGCCAAACCGACCTTCGCGGTGCCGACCTTCGCGGTGCCGACCTTAGCCAAACCGACCTTCGCGATGCCGACCTTAGCCAAACCGACCTTCGCGGTGCCGACCTTAGCAATGCCGACCTTAGCCAAACCGACCTTCGCCAAGCCGACCTTAGCGATGCCGACCTTAGCGGTGCCGACCTTCGCCATGCCGACCTTAGCGGTGCCGGCCTTCGCGGTGCCAACCTTCGCCATGCCGACCTTAGCCAAACCGACCTTCGCCATGCCGGCCTTAGCCAAACCGACCTTCGCCATGCCGGCCTTAGCCAAACCGACCTTCGCCATGCCGACCTTCGCCAAGCCGACCTTAGCGGTGCCGGCCTTGACTTTTCTTGCTGGCCCCTATGGTGCGGTTCTCTTGATACAAAGGTTTGCAAAAAGATAGCGGTACAAATTTTATATCATTTCTGTTCTTTGAAGTGTGATGATGAAGAGGTAGAAAAAATACAATCACTGTCAGAGGTGGTTAAGCTGGCTAATCAGTTTCACAGGGCAGAATGTCCAAGGTTAGAAATCAGGCAAAATAACATTGACGAAGCTGATAAATAACCTACATATAAAACGAGCACCGGCATAAAGGTGCGTATGGGGTGGTTCTGGACTATATAGGCGTTAAATATTGAAAGACAGGCATTTAGTTTGATTAACAAAGGAGGTAAATATGAGCAGCATTGAGCTTGAACGCAGATATTCAAAAGAATTGATAAGCAGCGGTATTTTACCGCATTTAAGAGGTTATAAATATTTAATTGCAGCTTTCCTTTATGTTTCAGAGAGAAAATATAGAGATTATGGGGTTTTGAACATATATAAAGCAGTTGCCTCAGATTACAAAGTAACGCCGGTAAGCGTTGAAAGGTGCATAAGACACGCTATTTCCAAGACTGATATAGCTATGAGAAACGGTGAGTACATAGCTTCTGTGGCTGAGAAAGTGAGGCTTGCGGGATGAAGATGAACCCAATTATGTTTTCGGCAGAAATGGTAAGGGCTATTTTAAACGGATGAAAGACTCAGACGAGGCAGGTAATTAAGCCTCAGCCGCATTGTTATGGAAGGTCTTTGGCTTGCCCTTACAATGAATCAAACAATTTCACTTATGATAAGATGGCAGAAGCGCTTTATTGCGGGAGCTGCGGGAATTTAATTGAATATAGCCCCGAAAATACGAATTATTCTAAACAGCACAATCCGAAATATTTACCCAGTGATATTTTGTGGGTGCGGGAGACTTGGAGTCCTGATTGCCAACATTGGTTTGCAAGTCTTGATGAGTATGGTTATTGTGCTGATTGTATTTTTGCCACTAGAAATCAATGTATATCCAGAAAAAGACCCTCAATCCACATGCCGCGCGCCGCGGCACGGAGGGAAAGAACGAATGAAATTAATCAGCTTTACAGGTAAGGGGCATGAGCCGTTTGCAAATAGATGCATAGGTTTTGGCGGACAAGGCTGGACATATGGTGTAGAAATTGCGGAAGCTCTTACACGCTCTACAACGGTTTACATACCAACTGATACGCTTTTGAATATTTTTAATGGCGAAGCCGTAGGAGTGCCGGTAAGGTAAAGGATAATTATTCACGCCAGCGAATAAAAACAAGCCCCTTCGAAGAAGGGGCTACAGATAATTAAGCAAGAGGCCTTATGGCTGAGGGAGGAGTGGTAAATATAGTGACAATTGAGGAGCTAAAGAAAATCAGTGTTAAGAGTAAAATGCCCGGAACAATTTCTTCGGATAGCGCCGGGCAAGAGGTTTGCATGAATAAGGCGAGGTATGAAACAAAGGAGCAAGCCATGATGGCGTATAACTCATACCGAAGAACAATGCAGCGCAAAAGGGGCCGCAGAGTAGAGAAAATAAAGCACGTACAGTTGCCGTACAAGTGCCCTTTTTGTGGTTTGTGGCACCTTACAAGAAAATAAATTTAAGCGGCCCATCCGAAGAAGGGGCCGCTTAAATTACAGATAATTAATAAACTTTTCGGCAAAGAGGGTTATTATATGGACTACATAAAGCAGCTGGAAGCTTTTGAGCGACGGCTTATTAATTATGCACTGCCGGTAAGAAGCCAATTGCTATGGTACAAATTTTGGGGCATGTATACAAATTGTGGTTTTGGTGAGTGGGTATCCGTAGGCAACCGGGAGCTTATGGCTATGGCAAATATAGCCTCTGAGACTACTTTTATAGCCGCCAGAGAAGAGCTTGTTAGGGGCGGTTTTATTGAGTATTACAGGGGTAATCGGGGTTCTTGTGGGTATTATCGCATGGTCAGGCTTTTTGACGGTGACGTGCAGGCGGAAAACGAAGGTTCAAAAAATGGAGCCGAAAACACAAAAAATGAAGTTCAAAGCCTAAAAAATGGAGTCGAAAACTCAAAAAATGGAGTCCCTAATATATATAATAATATAAATAATAAATTAATTAATAATAATTATATAAATAATAAATTAATTAATAATAATTATATAAATAATAAATCAGTCAGTCAGTCTAGTCAGTCTTTTTTAGGGGTTGTAAAAGAGGTTGAGGAGCAGCTTGAGGTGTATGTGCTTGACCGGCTGACGGACAGGCAGATTGTTGAGGGCATTTGTAAAATTATTGCAGAGGTCTACCAGATGCCGGCGTATAACAGAGACGGGAGTGTTAGTACGCTGAATATCAACCAAAAGCCTATGGCTGTTTCTGATGTGCAGCAGGCTTTTAGAACCTTAAAAAGCACACACATTGAGTTAGTGGTTGAAAACTTTAACAGGACAACAACGCTGATTAAAAACAAGCGTGCCTATTTTCATACGGCTATCTTTAATGCGGTTCAGGAGATTGATGTGCATTATGCTAATCTGGTTAAACATGACTATGGCTTTTAGAGGGTGATGGGTGTGACGGTTAAAGAGTATTTGCAGCAGGCATTTACGATAGAGCGGACAATAAGGGCAGTAAGAGCACAGATAGTGGAGCTTGAAGCGAAACGCACATTTATCTCTTCGGTGGTTTTGTGTGCTGATAAGGTGCAGGGCGGATTTCATTCGGAGGGCTTTACCAAGCTGAGTGATAAGTATATTGATTTGATTAGTGGCTACATAGATGATGAGCGGCGCCTAACGGAGCTTAAGAGCGAGATTAGGGATATCATTAACGGGCTTAAGAGCCCTGTGCATAGGCTGATTATGACCGAGAGATATATTAATTTAAAGCGCTGGGAAGATATTGCGCTGGATAATGAATACAGCGTTGACTATTTGACAAATAACTTATTGCCAAAAATTTTCAAGGAAGTTGAAAAGAGGTTGGGCAAGGTTGGTTAAATCTGTGATATAGTATAGGCTAAGATGATATTGTGAGGTGAAGCTTATGCCGGATAAACCATTGAGGCCCTGTGCTAAGCATGGGTGCGGTGAGTTAACCCGCAGTAAGTATTGCCAAAAGCACACAGAAACGGTTAAGGAGGCTGACAGGCACAAGCTTAGTGCCAGGCAGAGGGGCTATACCAGCAAGTGGGAGAGATACAGGAAAGTATACTTGGCTCAACCTGAAAACGCCTTATGTGCTCTTAGGTTAGACAGCAGGTGCGCTATAAAAGCACAGTGCATTGACCATATTATACCACATAACGGCAACTATAAGTTGTTTTGGGATGAAAAAAATCATCAGCCGGCTTGCATAAGTTGCAATAGTGTCAAGGGTCAGCGGACAATTACGGGTGCCGGTATTCAAAAGGCGGGGCGCAAATCTGATAACCACCTCCACCCCGAAAAAGTTCCCTGACCCCCACCCCGTACCACGGCCGGACTCGATCGTGGGAAAAGTTCCTAGATGGGGGTTTGGGGTAGAGCCGGAAAGAGGGCTGTGAGGATTTAAGGGATTGAATAAACTTAGCAAAACATGAAAAAGGTCACAGAGATAAAGGAGGGAGCGGTTTGCCGGGAAATGTTGTTTCGTTTGGTAACAGTAAAATGCATTTGACTAATGCGCAGAAGGAAGCCAGGGAAAATGCTGAAAGTGCTCTTAGGCGGGAAGAAACAGAGCTGCATTTACCTAGAACGGTTGAGGCTGATTCTCTTGCGCTTGAGATTTGGGAGCGGATTACAAAAGACCTTGCTGAGGTAGAGCTGCTTGACAATCTTGATTCTGACATGCTGGGGCTGTACTGTTTGGGTATGGCCAGACTTGAGAGGCTGCAAATAAGATATCACGAAGATGTGTTGAAAGGTTTTTCAAGGGGGCCCGGGCTTAAAGAAATAGAGTCCCATTATAAAATTTTAATTACTTATGCTGAAAAGTTGGGGCTGGCCCCAACTGCCCGGGCGCGGCTGGCAGTGAAAAAGGCCAAGCAGGAGGAAGACCCTGACGATGATTTATTTGGAGGTATGTAATGGATATTATTACAAGGTATGCTAGAGACGTGGTGTACGGCGATTTAAAAGAACTCTGCTGTAAATGGGAAATTTTGGCTTGTAAGAGGCATTTGTATGACATGCAAAGACAGGGGCTTGAAGGTTTCCCTTATGTTTTTGATATTACAAGAGCTGAGAGAATATTTCGCTCTTTTTCTCTCATAAATCGCCTTGATGTTCCGGGCCAAAATATAGAACTTGAGGACTGGCAAGCTTTTGATTTGGGCTGTATATTTGGCTGGGTGCATAAAGATACCGGGCAAAGACGGTTTAAGACGGCTTATACAAGAATTGCGCGGGGCCATGCCAAAACTACTAATGCCGCAGGGGTTGCACTTTATGTAATGTGTGGTGATGGGCTCTATCCTCCCGGCCGGCCGGAGCTTGTGGAATACGAATTGCAGCCGGAAGTGGTTGTTGTGGCTGTAGATGCTATTCAAGCCAATATTGCTTTTGAGGACATAAAAAGCATAGGTGAAAACTCTAAGGCTGTTACTAAGCGTTTAAATATAAAGCAATCTTACATAAAGCACAAGACCAGGGGTGGTAATGTGCTTAAATTTTCTAAAGATACAAAAAACAAAGACGGCGGCCGACCGTCTTTAATTATTTTAGAGGAGTGGCACGCTCACCCTACAAGTGCTGTTCGTGATGTTGCCGTATCTTCCAAGGGTAAGAAAAAGCAGTGTCTTGAGTATATCATAACAACTGCCGGGACTGACGCAGAAAATAAACCCTGTTTCAAAGATGATAATTTTTATAAGGCTATTTTGGAGGGAGCAGTTAATCAAGAAGATATTTTTGTTATGGTTCGTGAAATAGATGATGGTGATGACCCGCATAATGAAAGCTGCTGGGTTAAGGCAAACCCGTTTTTCAGAAAAATGGGTGATTATGCAAAAAACCTTTACAGTGAAGTGAAAAGCCAGTATGAAACGGCATTTAACAGCGGTGACCCTGCTAAGATACGTGAGTTTATGATAAAGCGTATGAACCGCTGGCAGGCTGACAGTGAGGCCAAGTATATGAGCGGTATTATGGATATTTGGAAGGATTTAGGGGTTTCTAAAGAGGAATTTGCCCGGCTTACCAAAGGTATAAAAGGTTACAGGGGCCTTGACTTATCAAAGAGCATTGACCTTACGGCGGACTCCTTTGTTGGCTGGCTTGCCGATGGGCGGCTTGCGGTTTCTGCTTTTGGTTTCATACCTGATGACGCTGTGGCGAAACATGAGCATACTGACAGGGTGCCTTATAAAGAATGGGCCAAGGAGGGCCGCTGTCAGATAACCCCCGGGGCTGTTACTGATTATAGTTTTATTAAAAGCCATATTCAAGAGACAGAAGCAGAAAATAAGTGGAACGCAAAGGAAATTTGTTTTGACCCGTATAACTCATCTCATTTTATGCAGGACATGGAAAAAGATGGTTATACGCCTGTGGAGATTAGGCAGGGGGTTCAGACCTTATCAGAGCCTACTAAAAAGCTTAGAGAGCTGATATTGCAAAAGAGGGTTGTCCACGATGGCAGCCCTCTTTTAACGTGGTGTTTATCTAATGCGGTTGAGGTTATTGATAATAACGGTAACATCAAGCTGAGCAAGAAGCACAAAGATGATTCACAGCGGATAGATTTGGCGGCGGCTGTTATAAATGCATTGGTTAGAGCATTGGATGCGGAGCCGCTGGATATTAACAAAATTATTCAAAGTGGAGGGTGGAGTATGTAATGAGTAAATACATTGGGGATATTTTTATATTAGCCGGTCTTATTTCAGCCTGTTTAGGCTGTTTTTTAATTAGCTTAGCGCTGGGGTTTATTGTCAGCGGCATAGGATTGATTCTATACGGCGGCTTGCTTGAGTATAACACAGCGCTTAAAAAGCCTGATGATAAGGGGAAATAGCAATGATGTTTGAGAATATTTTCAGGCACAACCGGATTAAAAACCAGACTTCCGGGAGCGATAGAGATTTTTTAACTGTTGATTCTGCTGACGGTTGGCTGATTGGCAGTATGGGTGGGCAGATGAATAAAACAACGGCCATGAAAATATCTGCGGTGTCGGCCTGTGTTGATATTATTTCTAACTCTATGGCTAAGCTGCCCATACAGGTTAAGGACAACAATACAAAGAAACCTATTGAAAATGCCCTTGGCAGGCTTTTATCAGAGCGGCCTAATGAGGCAATGGCACCGGCTGTGTATAAAAAGCTTTTGGAAGTGTACAGGCTGTTATCAGGCAACGCTTATGTGCTTATGGTGCGCTCAAGCAGAACGGGGGAGATAACGGAGCTTTTGCCGCTGCCGACGGAGTTTACTAACCCTGTGTTTGATGAAACCGGCGTGCTTTGGTATCTGGTGACTATGCCCAGAACAGGGGAAATGCGAAGGTTTCGCTCTTATGAGGTACTGCACTTTAAAAACTTTACTTATGATGGGATAACGGGTGTTTCTACCTTGCAACGGGCGGCGGATGTTATTTCTAATGCCAGGCAGGCACAGAGGTATGAGGGGGCTTTTTATTTGAATAGTGCACGGCCTTCCGGGGTTTTATATACAGACACAGCGGCAGGGGCGCCAACTATGATTAATGGCCCCCAAAAAGAAATTATACGGAAAGAATGGAACAAAATACATAGTGGTGCGGATAATGCTTTTCGGATTGCTGTTTTAGACCTTGGGCTTAGATATCAGCAGATAGGCATGTCTAACGCTGATGCGCAGTTCATTGAAAATAAAGCGGTGACGGTGGAGGAGATAGCAAGGTTTTTTACTATTCCCCTTTATAAAATTAATGCGGGCAAACAGAGCTATTCAAGCAATGAGCAGAATGCTATTGAGTATGTATCAAGCACATTGCAGCCTATAGTGGAGCAGTATGAAGAAGAATACGGTTACAAGGGATTGTTTGAGTATGAGAAACGCCGGGGCGCTAAGGTTATGATAAACATGATGGCGGAGCTTAGGGGTGATTATAACAGCCGGAGTAACTGGTATACAAAAATGCGGCTAAATGGCGCTTTTTCGGTTGATGATATTTTAGAGCTTGAGGACATGCCGCCGGTGCCGGGCGGCCATGTGCGCCTTGCTTCTTTAAATTATGCGCCATTGGATAAGTTTGAAGAGCTGTCAATAGAGAGAAATACGAAAGGGGGAGACTCTTAATATATGGCTTATCATTTGAGAGGGTATATAGTTGCTGATGAGGATAAAGATTTTTATGAGTGGTTTGGGTACCCGGCTACATGCCCTAACGATATTAAGGCTTGGCTGGAGTCGGAGGAATGTGACAATTTAATTACGATTAATTCTTATGGGGGTGATGTGTTTGCGGCGGTTGAGATATTTGGCGATATTGCCGGGAAGGTAGATGTAAATATTGTGGGGCTTGCTGCCAGTGCTGCCGGTATGATAGCTATGGCAGGTAAAACGGTCAGAATGAGTGCTATGGGTGAGATTATGATACATAATGCTCATTGTTATGCTGCCGGCGACTACAGGGATATGCGGCATACTATGATTCGGCTTGAAAAGGCTAATGAGAGCGTTAGAGTGGCTTATAAGTACCGTACTGAGTTGTCGGATAATGATATTCAAAAAATGATGGATGAAGAAACATGGCTGACGGCAAGGGAGGCTAGGGAGCTGGGTATTGTTGATGAGATATTGCACGAGAAAAACAGCACGGCGGCAAGCTTTAAAAACTCTTTCGGGCCTGCAATGGCGCTTTATAATTCTATAAAGCTGCCTGATACGTTTACCGGCCGGCAGAGGCAAAATATTGAACCTTTCAGAAATGCAACCTCAAAGCATGAACCTGAGGAAGAAAAACCTCAGGAAAGCGCGGAAGAGGTTTTTTTATTGCAAAAAAATGCTTTGGAAATTGAAAAAATAAGATTTGGAGGAGAATTTTAACTATGAGTAAAAACAGGGTGGCAGAGCTTAAAAATTTAAGACATGGTAAGGTTGAGGAGGCGCAAAAGGCACTTGAAGGCGGTGACAACGCGGCTTATGAGGCGGCCATGGCAGAGGTTAAGAAGTATAACGGTGAGATTGAGGCGGTTGAGAACCTGCTTGCTGAGCAGGGCAGGTTTGATGATGGTGATGGAAGAATGGCTGGATTAAATGCGGGCATTAGCCAAAAGAAAGAAGAGCGCAGGGCGGCAAATGAAAAGGAAACCGTTTTGGCAAGCAGTGAATATCGTAATGCTTTTATTAAAGCCTTAGAAAATAAAATTGACTTTGTTGATGGGAATAAGAGGATAACCGAAGAAACAGCTGTTTTGTATAATGCTCTGTCCGGCATCGTTGAAGAAGATGGCGGTTATTTGGTGCCGGTTGACGTTAGTAATCGTATTATTGAACTGAAACGAGCTTTTACTAATTTAGAGCAGTTTGTGAATGTAGAGAATACTAATGTGCCAACAGGCACCCGTGTTTTTGAAAAGGGCAAGGCAAAGAATGTTTTTATGACGGTTGCTGAAAGTGAGGCTATTGGAGAAATAGAATCACCGAAATTCAGACAAATACGATATGCGGTAGACAAATACGGCGGACACATGAGAGTTCCTAATGAGCTTCTTAATGACAATGCGGCAAACCTTATGGAATACATAGCACGCTGGATAGCAAGGTATGATATTAATACCAATAATAAAGAAATAAAAAAGAAGCTGGATACATTAACAGCAAAGCCGCTTGTGAATATAAATGATTTGAAACAAGTTTTCAATGTGGAACTTGACCCGGATATTTCAATTAACTCTATAGTTCTGACAAACCAAAGCGGCTACAACTACTTAGACCAGCTTGAGGACGCAATGGGCCGGGGATTATTACAGCCCGACCTTACTTCTAAGACAGGAAATTTGGCGCTTGGGCGCCGTGTAATAATGCTTTCTAATAATGTTTTGCCTGATACGAACGGTAAGGCTCCTTTATATATTGGCTGGTTTGAAGAGTTTTTGACAAAATTCAACCGCATGGGTTATGAAATGGCTATGACTAATGTTGGGGCAGGTGCCTTTTTAACGTGGACAACCGTATTTAGGGCTTTAAGCCGTTTTGATTATCAGATATTTGATGATGAGGCTGTAGTTAAAAGAGAGGTGACATTATAATGGCTGCTAAAAAAACGGAAAGCCAAGAAGTGGTTGTGCCTGTATTCGGCAGCCCGCCTGATGGGGAGCACTTTGAAGAAGAGCAGGAAACTCTTGAGGGGCAGGGACAGACTAACGGTGAGCCGCCTGATGGGGAGCAAATTTCAACTGAAAATTTAGAAGAGCCTGAGGAATTAGAGGAGCTTGAAATTATTGTTCCGCTCAGAAAAAGGCTGCCGCCTGTGCAGATTGAAAATGCTAAGACGAGGTTTAGGTATCTTGGAAATTTGATAGGTGTTAGATTTGTGCTTGATGTGGGTGATGAGTTTGAGTAATGAGGAACTTTTGAAAGCAGTTAAAGACATGCTCATGATAACGGGTGATGAGTTTGATGCTGCCATAATGCCTATTATGCTTGGTGTTAAGGGTTATATGACAGGGGCCGGGGTTAGCGAGAGTTTAATGTACTCAAATGCCGGGATAGTTGCTATTACTTTGGGCACTAATGACCTTTGGAATTTGACGGCCGGGGAGGCTAAGTTCTCCGGCTGTTTTCTTGGTATAGTTAATCAGCTTAGGTTTAAAAGTGATGAGGCTAAAGCGGAAGATACTTTGAACATACCCGGTCACTAAAGGGCGGTAATAATTATGTTTAATCCAAAAATTGAAAAGATGGCTACTGCTGTGATGGTTGAGAATTTCATTGACGGTAGTTCAACAGAACCTTACAAGCGGTTTTGTCACTGGAACGGCAGTTTTGAAGTGTCGTTGCTTGGTATGAGGGCGCGCCCGTCTTGGGAGCTGGCTACATTAAAGATGTGGTTTGATGCAAAGATTAACGAAAGAAGCCGTATATGGCTGGGCGGGCGTGATTTTTCTGTGCTCCATGCGGAAAATGTTGAGTTGCGCGGAAAATATTCAATAGTTAAGGTTGGCAGGCTTATAGGGCTTAAATCTTTTAAAATGTTTTCTCCTTATGAGGTTAGGGACGAGGTTGGCGGAGTTGACAAAAAATACCATACTGCCCGGGGGGAATTTGAGGCCGCTGTATACCCTTACAGCAGTGAAAGCGCTGCGGAGTCTTATGGGGTTGATTTGAACTACTCTTGTGAAGTGTACACCATGAACTTAAATGGTATTAAAGAGATGGACGCTTTTGGGGCTGAAAGCCCTGAATATGAAGTTAAGACTATTGAGGACTGGGGATATTATTACAAGATTATTGCAGAGGAGCTGAAACATGGGTTGGGTTAAAGGCGTTGGTAGCAAGCATACTGAAAATTTGGATGAAATATTTCAGCGTTTAATGGAGTGGGGAGACGAGGCGGTAGATATAAGCGAGGAGTCTCTTACTGAGGCGCTTGAACTTGTTCTTAGAGAGGCTAAAAAAAGAGTTCCTGTAAGAACGGGAAAATTAAGAGATAGTCTTAGGATAAGAAAAAGGCGTAGGGGTAGTACGGTGATGGGAACGGTTGGCAGTTCTTTAGATTATGCGCCGCCGGTTGAGTTTGGAAGTAGACATTTTAAAAGCAATGTTTATATAAAACCTCAGCCTTATCTTTACCCGGCTATAGATGATAATAGAGAAAGAATAAAAGAAATATTTGCAAGAAATTTGCGTAAGACTTTAAATGTCGGGAGTTGATTTTTTTGCTTGACAAAAAAACAGATGTTTTAGAGGCTTTAAAAAGCATTGCCGGCATTGACGGCGGTGTGTTTATTGACAGGCCGAAAATAAATTCTAAGCTGTCCTGTATCAGTTTTTACGAAATTAGTAACAGCCCGGATACGTTTGCTGATGACGAAGAATATTTGTCAAGGATTAATTTTGTTATAGATATTTGGGCAAAAACCCATGAGGAGACCGGCAAAATTGCAAAAGAGGTTAACAGGGTTATGGGTTTAATTGGCTTTACGCGGGAGTTTTCAAGAGATGTAATCGAAACTGACATTAAACATAAAACAATGAGGTATGAGTATATAGGAGGTTAATTATGGGAAAACCAAAAGGTTCAAATAAAAAGGCGTTAAGAGGGCTTTCGCGGGTTAAACTTTTCCCCGTGGTACAAAATGATTTTGAAGGGTACGAAACCGGAGAGGGGTTTTTTATACCTGAGGTTCAGTCAATGACAAGGACTGCTGATGTAAGCCGCAATACAATATATGCTGATGATGGTATATATATGGAATTAGTAGAATTTAACGGGTTAAACCTAGAAATAACGGTTGCCGAAATATCATTGGAGCGCATGGCACAGCTTGGCTTTGGTGAGTTTGATGCTGAAACAGGTGTTTTGGACTATGACCCACAAGGGCAGTCGCTTGAGTTTGGTTTGACATTCAGGGCGCTTAAAGCTGATGGCAATTACAGAATGTATAAAATGCCTATTTTTATGGTTACTGAAGTGGCAGAGAGTAATTTGCAGACTAAAGGCGAGGGCGGAAATATTTCGTCATATATCATAAAAGGTGTGGTAACTGCCAGAAAATTTGACGATAGAGATTGCTTTCAAAGGGATTCGGAAGATGAGGCAGATTTGACCTGGCTTGATACCATACCGCAGGCAAACAAGGCGGCCGGGGTGGCGGCACCTGCAAGCTTTGGGGCACCGGCCCCAGAAAAGGCCAAGAAGTAGATGTATTTTACAGTGGATTGCTTCGCTCCTGCCTGTGAAGGGGAGGAGTGAAGCAATGGCGGGGTGAAACCGGGAGGAGGAGAATATTTGTTATTTTTTGGAAAAAAGGAAAAGGACTATACTTGTTTATCTTTGGGAAAAAGCAAAACCGTATGCGGTTATGAGATAAAGAAAATGCCATTTGGGGCTTATTGCAGGGCGCTTAAAAAGATGGAAAATTTGCCGGCTGATTTTATGGCGGCTTGTTTTCCGGGTAAAAGCTGGGGTAATGTAATTGATAATTTATTAGCTATTGATGAAAGCGGTTTTAAAGAGCTTGTAACCGGTTTGCTTGTGATAGCGCCTAAGTATTTGCTGTCACTTGTTTCGGAGTTTAGCGGTATAGATGAGACTGAGCTTGAAAACAATGCGGATATTGGGCTTGATGGGATATTGGAAATTATTGAGACTGTTTTTGAGGTGAACCGCCTGGGGGAATGCCGGGCGCGGATTCTGAATCTAAAAGGCAAGCTGATGAAGTAGATTCGCGCTATTGGCTGCAAAAGGTTATTGCTGCGGCTTTGAAAATAGGGATAAGTAAAAAAGAACTGTTTGAAGATTATTATTTTGATGAGATTTGTATTGTTTTTTCAGAGTATTACAGGCGGGGCGAAGAGGCGGAAAGTGAGCCGGAGATAGAGGAAGTTGGGGCTGATGAGTTTTTTGGGGTTTAGGGTGTGTAAATAATTAAAAACCTCTTGACATTTGCACTTTAAAGGTGGTATTATGGTGCATAGAAAGGGGGAAGTATTTGAATATCAAGAGAACTATTGTTTTGCCGGAAGAACTCTACAAAAAAATACAAGATTTGGCTGATAAAAAATCTGTAACAGTTGCAGCTATTATTAAAATTGCTTGTAGTGAGTATGTGGAGCAAGAGGCAAAAAAATAAAAAAACCTGTACCACCGTCAAAGTAATAACAGGTTTTTTTTACTGCACAGAGCGTTACGCCCTATGAAATTTATTGTATCATAGGGCTAACCTCTTATCAAGCATAAAATTTTGAAGGAGGTTTATATTGAATAATATAATCACTATTAAAGATGTAAGAGGGTATTTAGATAAAAATGGTTTAGCATATTTGAATCTTGAAGATGTTTCAAGAGGACTGGGCTTTATAGAGAACAAAGACGGAAAAGAATATGTTATGTGGCGAAGAATTGACAAGCATCTTTCGGAACTCTCTTTCGGCACTTGTGCCGAAAATAAATTTATTCCTGAAAATATCTTCTATAAATTATGTTTTAAGGCAAACAACGCAATAGCAAAAAAATTCCAGAATGTTGTATGTGATGAAATTCTGCCTACAATCCGAAAGACAGGTACATACTCTATAGATTTATACCAGAAGAAGTCTACGTCTATTGGAGAAGTTACAAACCTTATAAAAACATTAAGAGCAGTGGCGTTGATTATACCCCGTACATTTTTGACCGGGTTCAAAAAGAAGGTGAAAGAGAGGTTTCACGGACGCTGGAAGACCATGCCTTAACCCTCTCCATGGCCAAAGAGCTGGCCATGCTCCAGCGCAATGAAAAAGGCAAACAGGCCCGGCGGTATTTTATTAGGATAGAGGAGGATTGGAACAAACCCGATAAAGTTATGGCAAGGGCGCTTAAAATTGCGGATAGGGAAATAAACCGCTTGCGCTTAATATCAGAAACACAGCAAGCGAAAATCACTGAAATGCGGCCCAAAGAGATATTTGCCGATTCTGTCAGTGTATCTGACGGCACTATACTTATTGGTGAGCTTGCTAAGATACTCCGAGGCAACGGCATTGAAATGGGTGAGAAGCGGCTTTTTATATGGCTGCGTGAAAATGGTTACTTAATTAAGCGAAAAGGAACGGACTACAACGCACCGACACAAAAGTCAATGGAGCTTGAGCTATTTAAGGTTAAAGAAACTGCCATAACTCATTCAGACGGTCATGTGACTGTAAGTAAAACAACGAAGGTTACGGGAAAAGGGCAGATATATTTTGTGAATAAGTTTAAAGCCGCTTAACTGCGGCTTTAGTGTATATTTAATCTCAAGGGCAAAATGTAAAGCCTTGACGCTTGTCAAACATTAGTAATTTTGATATTAAAAAGTTTGAAAGCCTCTTGACGTTAGGTGTACACCTATGATACAATACTATTGTCGAGGGAGAAAACCTAAGATAGTATGGTTGGCAAGAACCGGAAAGGGGGATTTATGTCTGAGGTTATGACTGATAAACAACTTGAATTTATTATAAAATTAATATCTGATAAAGTAAAATCATGCAACACAATAGAGGAAGCAAAGGCAGCGGTTGACGAACTTAAAGAAATGCTTAAAAAAGAAAAGTAAAAAGGCTCTGCCACTAACAGAGCCGCCAAATAATAAGGGGAGGGCTTGCCACCACCCTTCTATTGCTTATTTAATCATAGAAATGAGGTGCTTGTCAATACCTGACAGTAAGGCGAAAAAAGCGTGGGTGAAGGCAAATACAACTCGTGTTGTACTAAATTTGAACCATAATACCGATAAAGATGTTTTGCTTAAACTTGATGAAGTGCCCAGTAAGCAAGGTTATATAAAATCGCTTATTAGGCAAGATGTAGCCAAAACATAAAGATGCCAAGGCCGCCTGAGGGTGGCTTTTTTGATTGAGGGTGGTGAGGGTGTTTGTTAGATGAGATAGTAATTGGTATAAGGGCTACGGCGGGCGGGGTTAAAGAGGGTGTGAGAACTGCCCAAAGCGAATTTAAGAAGCTGGCGAAGGATAAGGCGGAGCTTGAAAAGGGGATAGAACTCAAGCTTAAAAGCAGCGGCATAGAAAAAATGCAAGAGCAATTAGCTAAGTTAAATGAAGATAAGGAAAAGCTGCAAAGAGAAATAAAACTAAAAATACAATCAGAAGCGGTTGACGGATTAAGAAAAGATTTAAAAAATATAGATGAGCAAATACGTGACTTGGAAGAAAGTAAAAAATTCAACTTAAATATTGATGACGTTATTAATGCTGAAATGCAACTTGCAACATTGAAGTTAGACAAGAAAGAGTTAGAGGAAAAAATAGAAATTCAGATAAAAGCTGATGACAAAGAAGCTAAGGTAAAATTGTCAGATCTTAACAAAGAGGCCCTGAAACTTGAGCGAACAATAAGATTAAAGCTGCAAGAAGAAGGCATAACAAATGCCAGGGACGCTTTGCATGACCTTAATAATGAAATGCAAGAAATGCAGCGGCAAAGCCGTGACGCTGCGGTTGCTACAGGTGCCCTTGCAGTAGCGGCGTTTAAGGCTTTTTCCACTGTTAAAAAGGCTGTTGATTCGGGGGTTGAAGCCTATAAGGAGCTTGAGGGTGCGCAGTCACGGCTTAGCCATATTATGGGAAACACTATGGAGGCTACAAGCGCTCAGGTGCAGGAGATTATAACCCTTACTAATGAGTATGAAAAGATTGGGGTTATATCGGCGCAGGCGCAGCAGGCCGGGGCGCAGGAGCTGGCAACGTATTTAAAGCGGACGGAGAGCCTTAAAACACTGTTACCTGTACTTAATAATATAACAGCACAGCAGCACGGTTATAATGCTGCCGCAAGCCAGACTGTAACCGTTGCAACTATGCTTGGTAAGGTTATGGAGGGGCAGGTTGGCGGGCTGTCACGATGGGGTTATTACTTTGATGAGGCGCAGAAAGAGGTGCTTGAGTTTGGCACTGAGGCCGAAAAGGTAGCAATGATTATGGAGTTTGTGGGCGCTTCTGTTGGCGGGGTTAATGAGGCTTTAAGGCAGACTGACACAGGCAAGCTGGAGGCTATGGCAACGGAGGCGGAGAACCTTAACGCGGCCCTTGGTGCGGCGATTGTGCCTATGAAGGCTTATATGGCTGAGATTTTGATACCTGTTATTAGAAGCACAAAGGAATTTGTTGAGGCTAACAAGGGGCTTGTGGCGGGAATGTCGGCCACCGGTACGGCGGTGTTGGGTGTTATAGCTTTTTACAAAGCTTATCAGGCGGCCGCGGCGGCTAAGATTGCTATTAATACGGCCCTTGCTGCTTCAAATAAGGCTGTTGCTGCTTCACTTGGGCCTATAGGGTTGGCGCTGACTGCGGTTGCGGCGGTTGGGGTTGGGGTGTTTACGGCACTGGTAACTCAGGCCAGAGAATCACGGCGGGAACTGGAAAAATTTGAAGATGTAGCGAACAGGCTTTCGGCATTGGATATGAATATGATTGATGCCGAAGCTTTAGACACTCTTGATGAGGCAGCGGAGGAGCTTAAGAAGCTTCAGCGTGAGATGGAAGCAATGGAAGCAAAAGCGGAAGAAATGCAGGACTCTTATTTGACCGCGGCTGATATTATTAGAGAGGCATATTTAACAACCGGTATTTCAATTGATTTTTTTGCAGAAAAAGTTGAGGAACTTGGTGTAGTTTATGAAAAAACAGGTGATGATGCAATTGACCACGCTAACAGACTTGAGGCGGTTAAGGCTAAGATAGAAGAATTAGCTGGCCTGTCTGAGCAGCGCCGGGCGGAGATTGAAGAAGAGGCCCGGGCACTGGAAAATGCTGCTGATGGTTTTGAGGAATACAACAAGGCCATTGATGAGTCTATTAAGAACTTGCAGCAGCTTGAAACTGCCTATGAGAAGCTGTCTAAGGGCGAGCGGATAAGCGGCCAAAACCTGATGGAGCTTATTAGGCTGTATCCGCAGGTGGCGCAGTACATAAAAGAGACGGGGGATTTGACCCTTCGTAACGGGGAGATATTAAAAGAAGTTGCTCTGGAGGAAGAACGGACGGCAAGGGCTACGATAGAGGCTAATGTACGTAAAACAGAGGAACAGATAGCAAAGACTGAGCTTAGGATTAGAGCTATACATGAGGAAATGGAAGCATTATACGCGCTAAGAGGAGCGCTGGGTGAGTATGATGTGGCCTTTGAAGCGCAAATTGGTGTGTTTATAGGTAACATTAGCAAGGCAAAAGCAGAACTTGCTGACCTTAGAAACCAGTTGGCGGAAGGCCAAGCTTCTGCTGCGGCTTTTGGCAGTGGTGGTTTTGGTACGGGTTCATCATCACGGTCAAAGGCGGCTGACAAGGCTAAGGACGTAGCTAAGGAGCTTTACGAGGTAGACCGGCAAAGTTATGAGGATGCTGTTTTCTTTTCTGAAATGTCTATACGTGAGCAGATTAGAAACCTTGAAGAGCTTAGAGAAAAGCACATAGAGTACGCTGACGGTGTTAAGAAAATGGATAGGGAGTTATTTAGCCTGCGGCGGGAGCTGCTGCGTGAAACCCATCAGGAGCAGTTACGGTATATTGAGCAGATATCGGCCCGTGAGGGTGATACATTTGACTTTGCCCGGAAAATAGAGCTGGCACAAAAATATTATGGGGAGTTAATGGAGGTTTATGCCGAATACCCCGAGACGGTTAAGGGGCTCATGAATGAGCTTGATAATTATATACTCCGGGCTACAGCCGAACGGACGCGAAAAGTAGCCGAAATGGAACGGGCGGCGGTTGATGAAATACGGGCGGCCTTTGAAGCCAATTTACAGGCTATGAAGCGCATGGAGGAGCTGCACGCCGCGCGCTCAGGGCTTGTGGTGGACGGGGTAGAACAAACCTTTGGGGCACAAGACAGGCTAAAGTGGGCTGAGGAGACACTTAGGGAATATGACAGGCAGATAGCCATAATTGAGGCTAAAGGCGCTGAGATTAACGAGGCTGAAAGAAAATGGCTTGAACAGCTGCGCAAGGATAGGGCGGCGGAGTATCACCGCATACAGGTAATTACCATAGAGGCGGAGAAGGAGGCTCAGCAGCAGGTAACAAAAATCTTTGAAAATGCCCTTCGTGAGCGTGAGCGAGCGCTTAAGGAGCACAACAAGGCCGTTCTTGCTGAGATAAAAGAGCGCTATGCTGAAGAAATTCGCCTTGCTGAAAATGCTGCCGCTGCTGAAATAAGTATTTATGAGGGGCGCATTAAGGAGATTGAGAACCTTCTTAAAGAAATGGACAGGGCCGGGCAGGACGAGGACCAGGAGGACAGAATAAAGCGACTGCAAGCGCAGTTGTCTTATGAGGTTGACGATTCTAACCGTTATGAGCTTGAAAAGCAGATTAAGCAGGAGATGGCAGACTTTGAAAAGCGCAAGCGCCGCGAAAGCTTAGATGATGAGCGCTCTGCCCTGCGTGACCAGATAGCAGCAACCCGCAGCAACCTTGCTGAGCAGAAACGGCTGATACAGGAAAACAGGGACGCCGAAATTAAAATGACTGAGGAAACCCTTGAGGCTCACCTTGAAAAGCTTGAGGAGCAGCTTAAGGCCGATATGGAGCACAATGTTAATGTTACCAAGGACTTTCAGCAGCACCTGAAAGTACGCGGGGAAGATACTAAGAAGTTTTACAGGGCTGAGGAAAACAAGGCAAAAGAAAACCAAAGGGTTAATTTTGACACTATGAGCTCAGGCACAACCCGCATAGTTCAAATGCTTAATGACAGGGTTAATGAGTTTGCCGAGGCAGGCCGCAGGGCCGGTGATGCTTGGGCAAGGGAGTTCTTGGATATTGTGTTTGCTGCAATTGCGGCGGCCGAAGCACGCAGCCGTGCCGAGTTTAGGTCTGTGCCTGCAAGTTCGCCTTTGGGTTTTTCTCAGCCTGTGGAGATACACATGCACCAGACTATAAACGCGCCTGTTGCCAGCCCGGCGCAGATAAACAGGGAGACGGAACACATGCTAAATAATGTGCTTAGGCATAGGTAATTAGTATTTGAAAAAAACAAGTATAAAAAAGTTGCATTGTCTGTATAAAAATAATATAATATAACAATAGTAATAAAAGAGAGAGTGCGCTAACACTCTCTCGATGTGGAACTAAGAGCTTTTACTCGGGTGGAGTGGGGCTCTTTTTCTTTCTTCGGTTCTGCAAAAATCTATCTATTATGTTGCCGACAATTGAACAAACAACAGATAGTAATACAGTGCCTAGGAAATGCAGTAAACCCATAACTCTTTCACCTCCTTTACAAGCATTAGGCAGTAGGTTGAAAACCTACCGAATACTTGTAAACGAAGGAGCCTTTTCATTGCCCTTGTCCACGTTAATTATAATAGCATAGGTTTATTTAAAAGACAATGACAATTAAAACCCATAAGAGCTGAAAGGCTCTTTTTTCTTTGGAAGAAGTTGCCGTCAACGCTTCGCAGTTATCTCCGCAGCTCCAACTACTAATAAGCATGGAAATGCAGCAGAAAGAAATGCAAAAGCAGCTAACCCTTGTAACGGAAAAGGCCGAGGAAGCCGCCGCGACCATAACTAACATTAAAGACACCATTATCCAAAACAAAGACGACTGGCGCAAATGGCAGGAAGAAACCTTCAATTCGGCAGTTCTAAGCTCACCCGAAAGAGACTTTCAAGGTATGAGGCGCTGGACGTATGAAGAGCTTGAACGCCGTAGCAGATGTAGATTAGGCGTACAGCTTAATAACTTAAAAGGCCGCATGGCTGATTCGGGCGCAGCTAAATCTAAAATAAATGCAATATCAAAGCTTGATGTTATTGAAAATGATGTTCGCCTGAAAGAAATTTATACCACTATCATCAAAGAATTTTCAATACGATATGTTTCATAATCAAAAGCCGCCCGGAGCGGCTTTTCTAATGCCGGAAAGGAGGTTATAAGTATGCAGCGGCTAACCTTTATAAACTCAAGGGGGCAGGAAGTGATTTTCACCAACACTGACCCATATATATTTTGGCGTATATCAGGCATTGAGCTGCCGGCAGTACAGGCTAACTTTACCCAGGCAACAGGCCAGCACGGTTATTCATTAACGGGCCTGCTGCTTGAAAGCCGTATAGTAACGCTGACAGGCCATGTTCACGGAAAGAACCATAAAAACGGAACCAACGAAACAGCGCTCATGTATGCGCAGCGCCGCAGGCTTAACGCAGTTTGCAGCCCGGCCCTTGGCCCCGGCACACTTATATATGAGAACTCTCACGGTAAGTGGACGGCGCAGGCTTTTTGTAAAGATGAAACATACACCAATAAGCTTAAAAATATACAAACCCTTTCCATTAGTTTTGAGTGCCCCCTGCCCTTTTGGCTGGACAGTGAGCAAAGCCAAGTAATGCTGGCCTATGTAGGCGGCGGGTTGCAGTTTCCCCTTGTTACACCGGCGGAGTTTGGTATGCTGGGCTACCGCGCTTTGGCTGATAATAGCTCCGACGGGCCTGTGCCTATAGAAATGTATGTTACAGGCGGGTCAGAGAACCCGAAAATTACAAACGTAACTACGGGGGAGTTTATACACATAGAGCGCCGTGTAGAGGAATGGGAGCAGATATATATTAACACTGACCCGGAGCACATGGAAGTTACGCTTATGTCAAAGCACCCTGTAACGGGTGAAGACACAAGAGAGCTTGCTTACGGCTACCTATCCAACACAAGTAACCTATTTAGCCTTGTGCCGGGGGTTAACGAACTTACTTTTGATTCTGATGACGAAAACAAAACCATTCGTATCAGAATTTATTATCATAAGCGTTTTGCGGGGGTGTAAACTTGGACAATAATTTTTGTGAAATACGCATATACGACCCTGACTTTAACTGGCTTGACGTAGCCACACAGGCGGAATCGGTGTTGTTTACCCGGGAGCTTTACGGTGTGGGTTCCTTTGAAATACGCATACACCCGGACAAAGTAGGCGCCTTTAAGCTGGCCCGGCGTGACAACATAATAGTGATTAACGGTGACGGGCACAAGTCGGGCATTATACGCGACTTTGGCATAACCGAAAACCGCGATGCTTCGTTTTTTACTATATTCGGCGAAACGGGCAATGGCTTTACAAAGCAGCGTACAACCGTGCCGCCGACGGCCTCACAAGATTCCGGCGCCTTTGGCTGGGACAGAATAAGGGGTAATGCCGAGACTGTGCTAAAGCATTACATAAGCCGCCACATAGTAAGCCCGGCTGATGCGGGCCGCAGGATACCAAACATAATAATAGCGCCCAACCAAAACCGGGGTGTAACCTTTCCCTGGCAAACCCGTTTTCAGCCGCTTAATGAGGAGCTTACCAACATTGCCAACTTTGCTGAAATGGGGTTTGAGTTTTTTGCTGACATTCCGGGCAGACGCTGGGTTTTTGATGTGGTGGAAGGCCTTAACAGGGCCAAAAGCCAGAGTAAATTAAGCCCTGTAGTTTTTCGTATGGAGCACTCAAACATAGAGGGCTATAACTATAAAGAGGATTTTGCCAACTACCGTTCTACAGGTTACGCCCTTGGTGCCGGTGAGGACGAAAGGCGGCAAATTTACACCTTGGGTACAAACCACAAAGGCCGCGACAGATGGGAAATAGCCTTAGACTGCGGCAGCCCTGATAATATAAACGAGCTTATGTACTACGGTGAGCAGAGGCTAAACGAATATCAGCCGGCCAAAACCGTTGAGGCTAATGCCCTGCCTAAGGTATTTGTTTTTGAGAGGGATTACTTTTTAGGTGATAAAGTTACCGTATACATATCACGGCTTGCGCTTGAAATAGATACACGCATAACATCGGTAAAAGATATATGGGAGCGGACTACAGGCCGCCGCAGTGAAATACGCTTCGGTGATAAACTACCCAATCTTTTTTCAATATTTAACAGGCGGGAGGAGGTGCGCTAAATGTCTAAACTATGGTACGGTCACTTTGATTCAACGCCGGATGACCCGCGGCAATTACCGGCGGCGGACTGGGCCAATTACATACAAACGTTTATAACAAACGGCATACTAAACGGCGGCACAAACTTACAGGTAAGTGCTAAAAGCGGTATGTGGGTTAGAATAGATAAAGGCCGGGCCAATATTGAGGGTTACATATTTATGGTTGAAGAAGATATTAAGGGCAGATACCACGAAATAGAACTGCCGCCATCTCACCCGGTAAGCCCGCGTATAGACCGCATAGTGCTCAGGCTGGACAGGAGCTTAGCCGTCCGCAAGATAACGCCGGAAGTGCTGCAAGGTGACGCCGGGCCAAACCCGCAGCCTAAACCACTGACCAGAGACGGTGTTATCTGGGAGCTTAGTTTGGCCCAAATAAGAGTGGCGCCGCAGACAGCAGGTTTGGTTAACACCAACATAACAGATGAGCGATTTAGCAGTGAGTTATGCGGGGTAATAAACTCAGTGCTGGGGTTAGACCCGTCGAGCTGGCAGAGTCAGTTTGATGAGTTTTTTGACGCCTTTACGGCAGACTCAAACGAGCGTGACGAGGCCTTTATTAAAGGCCAGTGGGATAAGTTTACGGCCTGGATGAATGAGCTGCAACAGTGGACGGATAACCAAAAAGAGTATTTCAAACAGCTTGGCTCAGAAATAACCAACCTAATCAAAGGGCTGGAGACGCAGAGTTTCACGCTGATTAACAATAACTTTGATGACTGGTCGGTGAAGCGTGGGTGCCGTATAAGGACGGAGTTTAATGAGGACGGTGCGGGGAAGGTTAAGAGCATAACAAGCAGTATCCGTGTTATTGCCTTGGATTTTGTTTTGGCTGTAAAGGAGACGGAGTTTTTAGAAGATGGGAGCATAAGGGAGAAAATAAACTTTAACCCCTGGGAGGCCAAAGAGGGGGATATAACTACAAGGACAACGACGTTCGCCATAAGCCGGCGGACGTTTTTTAATGAGGACGGCAGCATAGAAACGGAGGTAGTGTAGATGTGGGATGTGACTAAAAAAGCCATAAACAGCGATTTAAGCGAGCCTTTGAATGAGCTGGTGAGTGGTGAGTTTTGGGCTAAAATGCCTAACCACGGCGGTTTGGTGCCAAGTGCAAGTAACAATGTAATTTTTTCGCCTGACAGCAAATATATGGTGTTAGTAAAAAATTATACGGTAGATATTGCAAAATGCTCAGAAGATGGGTTTGTAAGCCTGCCTGTGTTAGAGGGCTTGCCGGCCGCCACCAGCCTTGGCATAATTAACGGCGTAGCTTTTTCTGCTGATAATGAACTTATGGCGATAGTATTCAGGTCGTCCAAAAGTATCTTCCTCTACAAACGCTCAGGTGATGAGTTTACAAGGCTGCCTGACCCGCCCCTGATTAATTCAGCTTCCAATGCTCATGGAGGCATAGCCTTTTCACCTGACAATGAGCTTATGGTGGTTGTGTATCAGAATTCAATAGGCAGTTCATTTGCTATGGTATATAAGCGCTCAGGTGACAGTTTTTCAGTGCTTGCAAC